GAAGTGCATTTAGACCGGGTTCAAGTTCTTTCGCTAGTTGCGCTCTACTTATAGCCATCTAATTACTCCTTTACGCTAAGCCTGCGCCTTTAACGCCTGCAATATGATTTTGAATAACAACCAAAACATTTGTATTAGCTGAAGCTACGTCTGAATTATCAGGGTCTTGGCTAATATCTATTGCCTTTAAAGGCAAGTTTGTTGTAGTTGCACCTGTTGTGACATCTAACTCTGCTCCTGAAATACCAGTGCTGGTGCTTCCTGAGTTTGTATAAACGATGTCAAAATTACCAAACAGGTCTGCTACCGGGAAGGTGTCATCTGCTTGGATTTCGAAAACCGTGTTAGGGTCATCGTGTACGAAAGCAATTATATCTGAAGCATTAGTGCTTGCAGGGTAATAATTGCTAAATTTTTGCTCTGATGTTGTTGGGTCTGTGAACATACAGCCATTGAATACACCAACTATTGGAACAGTACCGCCATCGGCATGTATTTCAATACCACCGCCAGTAACCTGCATTACCAAGTCGCCTTGAAAAATATTTGTTCCGTAGTTTGCGGCTATTCTATAACGGCTTTGTCCGCCTGAATAGGGTGAGCCACCCATCATTTTTACAGGCTTTAGACCAAATGAAGCGTCTTTATTCGCCATAATTTATCCTACCTTTTTTTACCAAATGATACGTTAGATTTTCTATTAGAATCATACTTCACATATCTGTTGTTGCCTTCAACCTCACTAAACATAGTGTTATCTAGTGCTTCATTCTGTTGCACGTTTCTTTGTTTGTAATGTTCGTTGCGCTCTTTTACAGTTTCTGTTGGTATTTTTGCTAATATCAAACCACCTACTGATATGACTCCTGCGTGTCTTCCATGCTCGATAGTAGGTAAAGGAAAGTCAGGTATTTCGTCCTGTCGAACAAACTCCCATCCTTCTCTCATTCTAGCAGAAACATTATTTCTATCTTCTACCCCTACATACTCTGACCTAATCCATCGGTATTGGTACCCCTCTGGCGCAGGTGGAGTTTCTAGCATCCTCGCGGGTTGCCATGGTTTTCTTCTAGCGTTTTTATCGTGTTGCTCATCATCACGAGATTGGCGTGTTGTATTTTCAATCGCATCTATATCCATTATTTTGCTCCTTCAATTTTAACTATTTCTTTACCTACTCTTTTTAGCCACTCTTCTTGTGACATTCCGTAAGGCTTTAAGTTACTCTTTACGGAAGCATGGTTAGAACTAATTTTAATACCGCTTTTCTTCCCTTGTGTTCCTTGGCGACTTCCAGAGGAAGCAGAAGCTACTCTTTGCACAGTTGAGTTTGCTTCTTTTGACTCGCCTTCAGGCTTTGCCTGTAATTCAGGATAAACCTTTTGTAACCTTTTGTCTAATTCTTGGTAATATTCGTCTTCGTTGCCATCAAATCCTTCTGTCAACAAATCCTCATGTATACCCATTGCTGTATAAGTTTTGACTCTATCTTTTTGAAACCAGTCATTTTTTTCTTGCCACTCAACAGCTTTTGCATCAGGCTTAGGTTTATCATACACCTGTTGTGGCGTATTTTGTACATTTTGTTCAACATTTGTTGAATATTGTTCTTGTTGAGTTTCTAATTGCATTTTAGCTAATCTAACTCTTTCTTCTTCTAAGGTTACTTTGTTAAGCAGCTCTACGCTTTTTACCTCTAAATTAGGGTCATTAGTTTCTCTTGCTTTTCTGTACAAGTCTTCAGCTTGTTGTCTTTGTGACTTAACTCTATTTTCATACTCCTCAGTATAATTTTTATCTAAAACTGTAGCTCTGTTTTTTACTGAGGATAATTCATTAGATGCTTTTGCATATTTAGATTCGGCCTCTTCAGCTCTTAGTTCTGCGGCACGAATTCTATCGTTAAGCTTATTTATTCTTTTTGATACACCTCTGGTGTATTTATCAAGTTCATCATCACCACCTGAGTTGGTTTCGACTGCCTCTGTTTCGCTTATGTTTTCTGTTGGTTCTACAACGTCAACAACAAGCTCATCTTCGGCTTGAACCTGATTATCTTGGTTTGTGTTATTCATATAATTACTCCTTATACTGAAACAATGTCATCAGGGTTTAAAATTGTGGCGATTACTTCATCGTCATTAATTATTCTAACTTCGCTTTCATCAGCCAACCTAAACCTAGAGCCTGCATATCGTCCAATCATTATCCAGTCGCCCTTCTTACACCACACAGACGAAAATCTTTTTTTGTCTGCATAAGCATCAGGACCAACCGCAACAACGTAAGCCACTACAGTCGCTAGGGTCTCTCTATCGATGGTTTCTTTTACTAATTGAATACCACCCTCTGATACTCCCTTACCACGGTAAGGTAATACCAACAAACGCCAACCTGTAGGCTGTGGCATCCGCTCGAGAATACTTTTATCTAATAAACTTGGGTCTAAAACTCTTTTGTCCTCATCTACAAAAGCCTTGTCCAAATCTATATTATTTTGTTCTGTTTTATTTTTAATGATTTTTTGTGACTCAAGTGTCATCTACATCTCCTTTGCTTTGTAAGTGTTCTTTTATCTTATCATGAATATAGGATAATGCAGATATTTCGCCCATTAAAAATTGATAGTTTTCCATATCTTTAACGCCTCCTGACGTTAATATGGTTACTATTTGTTCCTCTCTCTCATTCAAATCTTTACGAATTGCATGAATTAAATCATACATATCCATAAATTAGAATACGCCACTGAAATTATTGCCTCTTAAAGCAGCTCCTTTACCTCTGCTTTTACCTTTACCATATCCAGGCTTGTGTGCTGTGTCGACCTTTACCTTTTGTGGTTGCGATAAGGCAATGCTTCCTTGACCTTTTATAGTAATGGAAGTTTTTGCTTTCATTTTTCTACTCCTTTTTTTTAGTAGTTTTTTTCTTAGAAACTGTTTTCTTTTTCACTGTTTTCTTTTTTGCAGTAGTTTTTGCTTTTTTCTTAGGCGCCTTACCGCCCTCCCAAGCTTCGTTAATATCTGGTGTATCTGGGTCATCAGCTACATAATGTCCTTTTTCATCTCTTGCTCTTTTAATTTCGTTATTAGCAACAGATTCTAGTTCTTTCATCTCAGCTTTTTTTGCTTTTATTTGTTCTACTATTTTTTCATTTATTGAGCTTGTCATTTATTCATCCTCGCTTGTAGGTCTATTAATTTTAATTCAGCCTGTTGTTGCAATCTTTGTTTGGCAATATCATTTTTTTCATTACCTATAGAAGCTTGTTGGTCTGCTTTGTTTTGTTGTATTTGCAACTCTGCTGCACTTTCCATGGCATCTTGCTCTTCTTTTGCCATAAACTGTTGATTTTTAATTTCTATTTCTTTATCACGCAATCCGAGTTCTTGTTGCCTAATTGCTACAAGTGGGTCTTCTTGTTGTGGCGGCTGTACGGAGGATAGAAATTCACTTGAAAGCTGAGCTAATATTGGAGAGCTAAAACTTTCTATTATAGTTTGTATTTGTTGTTGTAAGGCCATTTGCGACTGTGGGTCTAGTTGTGAAACTTGTTCTAAAGAAGTTTGTATTTGTTGTTGTACCTCAGGCGGCAATTGTTGCTCTGCCATTTGATTGGCCATAAATTGTAAATGTTGCATAACATGAGCAATGATAACAGATTGTAGTTGTGGATTAGTAATTACTGCTTGTGTTAAAAATAAACTTTTGTGTGCCGCAACATGCGCCTCATGATTTTGTTCTGGAAAAGCTTGTTGTGGTATGCCTTGTAATAAACCACTATTTTCAATACCAGCGTCTACAGGCTTTGGTGTGTTATCTGCTGGTGGCATCAATAAAGACTCTATATTGTCAACTCCCAATGCTGCGTACATTCTTCTGTAAGCTTCATAAATGCCTTGTGGACCATGTAACTGTGGGTTTGATTGAACCATAGTTAATAACTCCTGTGCCATAATTACCCTTTGACTCATAGAAAAAATATTAGGGTCAGATACTGGTATCACATCTACTTTTTTATCAAAATCTTCTATTTTAATTTCTCTTGGGCCACTACCTGTTTCATAAGGGTACACTGGTGGTAAGAACTCTTGAAATACTCTTGATAAAATTTGAAATTCATTTTTTTGTGAATAATGTAATCTTTTGTGGATAGCACTCATTACTTTAGTGCCTTTTTCTAACAAAGCAACAGTTGTTCCTACAGGCATTGCAGCGTTACTGTCACCTATGTTCATATCTGCTATAGCTGCAAATCTTTTGCCAGATTCTACTAAAAGACCTAGTAGTTGGAATAAAACATTGCTTGGCTCTTTGTATGGCAATGGCATTAAAGAATCCCTTAATGCACCACCAGGCGCATCTACATCTCTAAACTCGCCTGGTTGTAATGGCGATGCTTCATCTCTAATTCTTATTCCTCTAGCCTTAAATCCAGCAGGTAAGTTGCTAAGAGTTCCTGCGTCTATTAATTGTCTTAGCAAAGATGTTGATGCTTTAGATAAACCACCAATCATGTGTGACAAACCTAATCCATAGAAACCTAAACCAGGTAAAAACTTATATTGTACAAAATAATTAATTTTGTTACGCAACATATCACTTGGCTCATAATTTCTTCTTATAGATAAAATATTTTGTGAAGACTCGTCGATTGTAATTATGTATGGCAACTTTAACCCAGTAGACTCGCCCATGTTATTGACATCTTCAAAGCCTTCTATGTCTGCAACTGTATGTATTTCATACAGCTTTCTTTGCTCATCATCACCATAATCAGGCTCAACACCCTGTATTTTATCTATTTCTTGGTCTATTTCATCTCTATTTATGTTTTGTGGATTTTGTAAATCTATATCTGCATAAAAACCAGATAGCTGCATTTTTCTTACTTCGTTATTAGTCATAGATACCACGTGCGTGACCCTTTCTGCTGACAAAATATCTGTTGCGTTATATGGCACTAATAAATCCTCTGCTGGTATAAATTTAGATACAGGTCTAGCTTTCGTCGCATCATAGTAAACCTTTTTAAATGCGCTTCCAGATAATGGCAGATAGAACAACAATTGGTCTAAATCCGGGTCATATTCAGGCATCTCATTCATGATGTAGTAATTCATAAACTCACAAACTCTTTCAGCCTGCATTTCTGTGTTTGCATCTCTTTGACCTATAACTTGTGTTTTGACAGGACCTTGTGCAGGTAACAATTCTTTATAAGCTTGTGCTTGAAATTGAGTCACAGCTTCAGATAATATAGGGTGTATCACACCGCTTGAGCCTTCGAAAGGTTGGCTTCTTTGCTCATCAAAACGCATGCCAAGATATTTTAATCCGTCTGTGTAAGTTTTTTCCCACTCTTTTCTAGATTCTTTGTCGTTTTCTATTGCGCTTATAAGTTTACTAGAAATTTTTCCCAGAATGTCATTATCTAAATATTCTACAAGATTTGCGTCAAACGGTATTTCAGGTTCCTGTTGCTCTTGTGGCTCATCAAAAATTATCTCATCATCGCTAATACTTATTTGTAAAGCATCAAACATTTCATCATCAAAAGTTTTTGGCGGTGCTTCGATGTTTATATCATCAACAGGTACGCTTACAGATTTTGTTTGGTCTACAATATCTGGATTATCTTCGGTACCTAGTTTTCTTTCTGTAACCATATTATTTTTTATATTTTTTTGATTTTACCTTCTTACCTTTGTTTTTACCACCCGTTCTTGCAATGAGACCTCTTGCCTTAGCTGATGCTTTCTCACTAAATCCAAGTTTCTTACCTGCTTTTATTTTTTTTTTAAGTGTTGATAGTTTTGCGACCATGTTTTCTTCTTATTATATTTTTACCGCTTTTAAATATTGAAGCAATAGCTTTTTTACCCATAACCTTTGCTCTTTGTTCTGCTACAGTTAATATCTGTATTTTTCTAGCAAAAGGTTTTCTTATATTTGTAACTTTTTTTACTGTAGCTTTTGCATCAGCTTGTGTTGCAAATTTTATCGGTACAGTATCTTTTGGATTTTCGTCTGTGTACAAACGTCTGCCACTACCTTTCGGTTTTTTGCCTGTGCCTTTAACTGGGTCTTTACTTTTTTTTCTAACCATAATTAATAATATGACAATGCCGTTCTGTCTATTTGCATGTCGTCTTGATAATCGCTATCTAATTCAACCAAACCGCCCTGTCTAATTCTCATCAAAGCCATTGTGGTTGAGTCACAAAAGTCATCGTTCTCACCATATGGAAAAGCTGCTAATTCTTCTATTACTTCCTCTGCAAAAGCATCTTCTGTAGCATATACCATACCACTTTCAAACATTGGTGCAATAGAGTTCATTCTAGCAACCTTGTCTTGTCCTCTGCTTGGAGAATATGCTTGCACTGGTATACCTATTCTTCTTAATTCTTGTGCCAAAGGTGTGCCACTAGCTTTAGCTTCAACCAATACTATGTCAGGCTCCCAATATTTATATTCTTCTAATGCAATATTTTTGAGTTGTGGAAAATCTACTCTATGTCTGCTTGCATCTAGTAATATTATCGCATGTTCACTACCGTCTTCTGGGTCAAATATACCCCATGTTGTAATTGCAGAGTAGTCTGCCGTTTCTTTTGCACTGAAAGCTGTATCATAACTTTGTACAATACACTGACAATTAGGTATAGCCTCTCCTTCCCATGCCTGCCACCATTCTCTTTTTACTATTGAGCCACTCTCTGCTGTTGGATTTTGCATCCATTGCGCGTTCCACTTGCTTACAGGTAATGATGCTTTTACAGACAAAAGTTCTTCTTTTTTCCAAAACTCATTCCATAGCGGCTCTTCTGTTTCAGGCATAATTGCAGGAAATTCAACCACCTCCCATTGGTCTGCGTGCGTTTCAGATTGTCTTTTTAATAATCTACCCGCTAAATCTTTTGTACTCCACCTAGTCATAACTAAAACTATAGTTCCACCAGGTTGCAATCTTTGTCTAGGTCCAGAAGTGTACCACTCCCATGCTCCGTCCATTGCGGTAGGTGACATGGCGTCTTGTTCTGAGTGCGGGTCATCTATTATTAACAAATCAGCGCCACGTCCTGTAATTGCGCCTCCAACACCTGAATAAAAAGCCTCGCCACCATCGTCTGTCGTCCATCTACCAGCAGACTTGTTATCACCTGATAAGCTAATGTCCGGAAATATGGCTTGATATTCTTGACTATCTATAATATTACGCACCCTTCTGCCAAAACGCACAGCTAATTCTGCTGTGTGAGTGGCTTGTATTATTTTAAGACTTGGATTCAAGCCCATCATCCATGCAGGAAAATAAGTAGACGCAAATTCTGATTTAGTATGCCTTGGTGGCAACATAACCATAAGTCGCTTACATTTGCCTTTTGCAATGCGGTTAAGTTTTTTGGCTAAGACTTTATGATGTCTGCCCATGATAAAACCATCCCACTGATATTTAACAAATTCTAAAAAATCTTTTTTACATTTATCTCTAGCATTTAGGTTTTTCCATTTGTCTATTAAGGTTAACGCTTCGACTTGTTCATCTCTTGACAAGGCATCAAATGATTTAATTTTATCTAAATCAATCATAAGGTGGAGAGCCAACGCGTGTAATTAAAGGACAAAATTGACTCTCCTGACATACTGCATCGGAGAGAGGAGATATATGAACATCCGCTAATGAGCATGTCAGTTAGACTTTACCCCAATCTTGACATTCAAACAACAAGGCTTCGCTTTTTCTTCTTTTCATTAAACCCTCGTTAGGAACACCGTTTACTTTATTCCATCTTAATATTTGCTCAGGCACATCTTGATAAGCTCCTGTATTTAAAACTTTAAGCAATGTAGAGCTTTGTAAGTTTGTTGGACCCAGATTAAAAACCCATGAAACTAAAGAATCAAACTCGTTCTGTTTTAGCGGCACTTTTACCATATCATTTATGTAGCCTTCGTATTCATTTAATTCATGTGCTAACAAATCTTCAGCTTCTTGTTTAGTTATAGTCATACCATCTTGTACGGGACTGCCATCTTTAAGCTTTAAACTTCCAAATCCAATTGTTGGTTTGTTTGCCGCACACCTATAAGAAACCACCATGCCGTTATCGTTAGTAGGGCAACCTTCATAGTGCTTTATTAAATCTATGCCTTCTTGTGATATTTTCAATTTATTCATCTCCTTCCTTTGTTGTAGTAATTGTCCTATAGTACACAACCACATCTTTAAGTTCATTTATATACCTCTTAATCTCTTGCATGTTATATGCCATAACCTCGTAATCTGGCACAGTCATAGCTAAAAATAACACCTCACCTTCTTGTTGTTCAATTCTAGCTAATTGTTCATCAACATTATCTGGTGTAACAACAATCCACATTAGTTCTTTTAAATCTATTTCTCTAGGCATCACAGGTTGCACTATAGTTCTATCCATAGGTTTTGCTGTAACTTCTATTTGTTTAGTTGGAATTAGACTGCAACTGCAAGCCATCATCAAGGTCATCAACATCACTGCTGAGTTTTTCGATGTCTTCCATAATGTGTTTTGTGCCATTATTTATCTTCCTTTCCATTTCAACTGGGTCTGCTAATATTTTTGCAGACAATTTATAATCTTGTATAAACTGTGTATATCTGTTTAATTCTCTTTGTGCTGCTTGGCTCTTAATACTTAAATTATTTAACTCAGTAGTTTGTAAAGCAAAATCATTCTGTAAAGATGCAATTGCTTCTTCTTGTGTAGCAATAGCGCCTTCTAATGCTTTGTTATTAGCTTGCAGGGTTAAATTTTCTTGATACAACCAATAACTACTCAATCCTAAAACCAATATAATGCCTATTAATATTTGTTGCATTACACATCCTCTATAATGTAATTTAGTCCAGCAGAACTTCTAAACTCAACAAGTCTATTATTTTCATCTTTAAATTTAAGATGTTTTTCTTTTTGCGTAATAATTTTTTTACTTATGTAAGACTTGTCGTCTGAATCGCCATAAATTTTATTAAAAGATACTGTTATTTTATATTTAGGAAAAAAGTAATTAGATATTTTTTCTATTACGTTTTTAAGATAGTTTTTAAATTGTTGCACTAGACAAACCTAGATAAAACTATTGATACTAATATAAATGGATATACCGCCCATATCATATTTTCTAGCTTATCAAAACGCTTACTGCCGTCTTCTAAGCGTCTTTCAATATTGGCATATCTTATAGAACATTCTTTTTCATGTGTTTCTATTTTATTTATTGCTTCTTTTGTGGCTGACATAAATTTTATTTTCTAGCTCTATTTTTTTTGCGATTTTGCATTTTTAAATTACTTAGTTTGTTATTTCTAGGGTTATTGTCTTTATGTGCAACATCTTTTTTGTCGCCCTTTTTTGCCTTGCCTAGCTTTGTCATAATAGCTCTTGCAGCATTACGCATCGCTCGATTTTTCTTTTGTTTTGGTTTGCTATGATATTGTTCGTATTCTTGTTGGTAGTTTCTAAACATTTTACACAGTATATATTTTTAAAGGTTTACTTTTACCTTTTACCTTTATTGGTTTTAATGATTTTAACTTATAATTAACACTTTGTGCAGTATTTTCTCCAATAAGTATATCTACGCCAACTTCTTTTGTTGCAGACTCTAGTCTAGCTGCTGTGTTTACAGCATCGCCAATGGCTGAATAGTCAAAACGGGTGTCGCTACCCACATTTGCTATTACTGCTTCACCTGTATTAACACCCACGCCAATAGCTATTTCATGTGGCAGTTCTTTGTTAAGTTCTTTTATAGATTTTTGCATTTCTATTGCAGTTTTTACAGCACATTCTTCATGTTTTTCTAAGTCTAGTGGCGCATTAAATATAGCCATACAAGCATCGCCTATAAATTTATCCACCATGCCGCCATTTTTTTGCACACAATTTACTTGCACTGTTAAAGCTTTATTCATAATTTCTGTAACCTCTTCTGGCTCTAGTTTTTCTGACAATGAAGTAAAGCCGCGCACATCGGTAAAGAGGAAAGAGCAAAGCCTTCTTTCACCGCCTAGCTTAAGTAAACTTGGGTTGTCTTGTAATCTTTTTACTTGTCTTGGGTCTAAATAATGCTCAAACTGTTTTTTAATTTGTAATCGTAATTTAAACTGTTGTCTAAATCTCAGATAAAAAGCAATGGCTCCTGTAATAAAACTTGCGACTAATGTCCACGTTACATCAATTAATAATCCATCTTGTATAAGCCAATAGCCTCCATAAGCTAAAGCTAATGTAAAAATACCATAACTGATTGCGCCTAGTGTCATGCCTAACAAATGTATTAAAAACCATGTGGCTGTAATTGATATTATAAAAATACCCATTTCTGCGGCCAAAGACCAATCTGGTATGTAGGGCGAATCTTGTATTAATATAGATTCTGCTAGAGCGGCTTGAATTTTATGTGGCTCTAACAAACCAATACTCGTTGCTACTTGCGGCATCACACCGCTAGCTGTTACACCCAAAAATACAAACTTATTAGCTACGCTCATTTCTTGAAGTGTGGTTTGTGGTGTATCTACCCAACTAATCCACTTACGACCAAGACTATCTGTTTTAACTGGTGGTATTCCTCGTATTGATATTTCTTCTATACCATTATCATTAGTTTTTATAATGTAAGTTTTTACATCAAACAAAGCCTTATATATTTGTGTGCCAAAACTAGGAATCCACTCGCCGTTAGGTGTGCTTACTAACAAAGGTATTCTACGAACAAGTTGGTCTACCTCAGTTGGTGCAATAGCCAATCCTTGCAAGGCACTATTAGCTAAAACATCTATATTTTGCACTACTCCTTGTGAGACTAAACCTTGTGCTTTGTCACCCATTACCACTGTGCCTGTAGCGTTTGGATATTCTCCGCTTGCATTTTCAAACATTGCTAATACTGAGGGTGCATATTGTAGAACTTGTGCAAAAATATCATCACCGCCCATGCGGTCAGGTTGTGGATAGCTAATAACATGACCAACCCCAATAGCTCCTTCATTAATTAAATCTATCTGTATTTGTGCGAGTGTTTTTCTAGGAAAAGGCCAGCCACCCATATTGGCAACATCTTGTTCAGTAATATTTAGTATGACAAAATTACCTGATTCAGGTTGCTGTTTTACAAAAGCATCAAAAGTTTTTAGTTTGAGTATTTCTGTTGGTGTGGATTGAAACACCAAGGGTAAGGCTAGTATGGGTAGTATTAGTAATATTAGCTTTTTAATTCTTTTTCCTCTAAAACCTTAAATGATTTAAGCTGTTGTATGTCATCCCATTTTGACCTTTTAATTTTAGTCCAATGATTTGCTCTATGTGTACTTAAATAGGCTGGTCTTATTTTAACCCATTTCCAACCAATATCGCCAATTTCAAAATGATGATAGCCATGAGATAGCTTTCTTGCTAATGTCGGGTCATTGTAAAACCTAACTATAAATCTTGGTTTTTTTGCTTCTTTATGTTGTGGTATTTTTTTTATATCTATTATAATCATGCTTGCAGTCTTAAAATAATTTATCGTAAACATTATCTAAACATTTTTGACAACCTACAAGCTCTCTAATCCACTGTACAATTGTTGGGTTATCAATTTTGTAACCATAATCATCCACATTGTTAGGATACCATTTTTTGTTATTTGCCAAAGTTTCTTTGTGATGTTTTAATAAATCATCTTGGTCACATTTGTAATATTCAATGGCGTGCCTAAGATGATAAATTTGGGCATCTGTTAGTTGTATTGTTTTCATAATGTTTCCTTAATTTTTATATTTTATTATAAGCATTAGATAATAGATGTCAACACTTTTCAACACTTAATTAGATTGTGTAATTTTTATTATAGAGTCACTGCCACCATTAATCTTAATAACATTTGATACGCCGTCTTGTATAAAAATGACTGTGTAGGCGTTAGAGCCATCTAAATCTACTCTCACTGTTTCATTAACTTGTCTACGCAAGCTCACTACATTGCCTGTTATAAGCGTAGTAATTTGTGTATCTGGGTCTTTGCCTAGTAAAGTTCCTACTATTTGAGTGGTGGTAGCTTGTGCTAAAACATCCTCATCTTCGTCTATGGCTAAGGCATCTAATACATTGAGCAGGTCTTCGAGATAGTTTACATCAAGATAATTTATATCTAATTCTGTAAATTCTAAGCTATCTTCTTTTAGATAATCTTCAGCTAAGTAATCAATATCTAAATCATTAAAATCTAGTACGCTATCTGTTTGTGTACTTGTAGTTTCTTCTTCAACCAAAACTTCTTGTTTAGGTGGTGTGACAATAAGCATGTTGTCTATTAGGTCTAGTGTTAAATCTAAAATTACAGGCTTAGTTGGAGCAGACTCAAACACGCTAACTGTAGTAGCTTCATAAGGTTTGTTAAGTATTACTGTACCCATTGCTGTTACCACCTCAATTTCACCACTAGACAAACCAAAAGCATCAGGCAAAAGAATAATTAGACTTCTACCTAGCTCATCTACAGTTGCCGTAAAGTCAGTTCCACGTATGGCTATATTTGCAGTAGGTGTTTTAAGTTGGATATTCTGTTTGTCTATACGATTTAGATTGCCTGTAATAAACCTTGCTGTGCCTAAACCAAATGTTAAAGCCATCTTAGATTTGCTAGGGTCTGGGTCGAATATATAAGAGTCTATAACAAGCTCAGACCATTCTGTGAGTTTAACTACAGAATCATCTAAAAATTTAATAGCCATGCGACCATCTTTAGTAATAGCCTCATCGTTACTTTGAATAGCAAACTTTAAATTTGCATCGTATGGCTTGTCCCGGACAATTTGTGCTGTACCGTTTAGCTCAGATATGTCACCTATATCAACAGCTTGTGCTTGTACCTTGGTCGTTTTGAACAACACAAACGGTAGAAGCAGCAGTGCCAGAAATGGATATAATTTTAAGCCAATCATTATCTTGGGTACTTAGTTGTGAAATATCAAATGTTCTTGAACCGCCTGTATGGTCAAGATAAAAATACCCACCTGCTGATGCTGTTACGCCAGTACCAGTATAAGTTACAGCGTTGTCTGAGCCGTCTATGTCCATATAGTTTGTTGCGCCGTCTATGTTAATGTTTGAAGTTATGGTGTTGTTAGAGCCATTTATTATCCAATCTAAATCTAGTGCAGCAGCTAAAGCGGTAGTACCTTGGTTCAAAGTAAAGGTGTTGCCGCTTCCCGTAACATCTACATACTGATTACTGCCATCTGCACTGTAAGTGTCAGTTGGGTCTACTTGTATAGTAAATGTGTTTGTGCCACCGTCAAACTCATAAAAACCAGTAAAGTTATCAGCAAATATATCGCCGAGAAACTTGTTGGTAGCACCAATCATGTTTATATCAAGTGTCATACTATTTCCGTCTAAGTCAAATGGATTAAGACTGCCAGAGGTAGAATTTAACCCGCCTATGATGTTAGAGATACCAAGTTGCTCTAAGTCTATATTTGCACCAGTACCTGATTGGTCCACATATATTTCGTTATCTGCACCAAATGCTACTAGCGAGCATGTGGCTAATATACTTATTAGTTTATTTTTCATAATTTTATTCTACTCCTTCGTTTTTATTTTGTAAAACCCAAAAACCTTTTTCGTAACCTGTATTAACTATTTCAAGCACAGCACCTTCTATCGCTTTCATTAAGGCTATTGTAGATGATTCATTTCTAGCGTTACCAAGCTCTATTTCTACCAACTCGCTATCGGCTTCTACAAAGCGAAATACATCTTCTGATTTACCATAACTAAAAATAGTTTTTTGACTTAAAACTTCTAACAATACCTCACCTGTTGCAACAGAAACCATTCGCATACTTATAGTTATATTATCCTCCCTATAAATAACGGATTTGCCCACGCCAAGATATCTTGCACCAGAACCACCACTTTCAAGGTTTGCCTCGTAAGATATAACAGCACCCTCTATTAAAATACCCGCAAACAATAATGGCCTAAGTGCTTTTTTCTTTTCTTCCTCGCTTGCAGTCTGTTCTCTGGCTGAGCGTATGAGTTGCCTTTCCTTTGTTAAATTATCTAATCCAACTCTTTCAACAACTCTAAAAAATTTACCGTCTCCTGTGTGTTTTAAGGCTCTTATTAATAAAGCGTTTGGTTGTTGAGTAATTGCAGTGCTAAATAAAGCAAACTCGCTGTTGCTTTTTCTCTGCCCTGTTTGGTCAGTAAAAGACGTTGGATATACCGCAACTACTGGACTGACTTCAGGTATAGGAGCGTTTTTAAGCTCTGTGGATTGCAGGTCTTGTATGGTGGCTACGTCTTTTGAAAACCTTTGTTCATAAGTATCTTCTAGTTGATTGGTTATAGAGCAACTAGAAAGTAAAAGTGCCAATAGGTATGACGATTTCGGTGACTGTGCCATCTGCTTCGGTTATTTTTAGGGTTAATGTTACGCCATCACTCGTATATT